CCAAAGGGAAGTGCTTGTCTGGGGTCACTATTGCCCTCTTAAAAGCACTTTTATTCTTCTTAGGCATATTCTCTCCTATTTAGATATTCTCTTGATTTTGAGCCATATATAGATTATATTCATTATAATCAATACAACTCCTAATGCTTCTGGTACTAAGCTCCATATATTAACTATTATAGTTCCTGTACTAGTCCCTATTGCTTTTAATGAATCAACCATAATAACATAAGACGTGAACGTCTGCATCAGTTGGAGAACTCATAGTAATTTTCTTAAATGGTCCATAGATAATTGTACCTGCAATTAATGAGGTAGCTGTTAAGTCATCTCCAGTATGACACGTTGCCCCAACGGTAGCAACATCTCCTGCTGTAGGTGATATTATCTGAAAAGCACAAAAGTTTCCATCACCAGTATTGCCTGCTGAATCTAACTCTTTAAAGCCACCTTGACCTAATTGTGCATTGTTTGCTTCCTGAACTGAAAGCCTATGTAATCCTGCTGCCATCTTTACCTCCTGCCCTAAGGACTGACCGTCCGTGAATGGGCTTGTTTATTGTTATCTAATTGCTCCAGGTCCCGCCATAATTCTGCGAGAACCCCAGATCTTTCCACTTTCATGGGTTTCTATCATCTTTCTAAATTCTTTCATAAAGTATTCTTTTGATTGTATATCTTGGATATCTTCAAACATTTTAGCTTTTACATATAAGACTAATGCTTTAGCAAGATAGTTAGGTAGGTCTATTTCAGAAGATTCATCTACAAGTGCAGTTACTCCTGAGTAAAATTTAGCACTACCATTCTCCCTAAATGCTTCATATATATATACTGCCTGAGCACCATCTGCTCCCCATGAAACAATAGTAGCACTTTCTTCACCTGATGAAATAGCATATTTTGTTCCATCACTAAGATCCAAAGTAGTACCACTAAAACTCCATCCAGAATATAAACCATTGTTAACTCCGGCTGAGTCATCACTTCCAGCAATCCATATATACTCATTATCTCCAGGACTAGCATTAAAAGCCTCTGAGAATGAAGTATCAACACTGGTTAAATCCTCATTAGCATCCCATGAAACAGCATCATCTGTGAAGTATGCAGTAGATTGGTTTACCTTTGTATATGTTTGGACTCCTCCATGAGATCCTCCAGCAATACTTTGTATGGCCTTAACCTTATGCAAGCCATTCCATCTTTCAGAATTTTCAATTAAAATATATGAATCTACTGCTATACTTGAATAGGTAGTCAAAACCGTAGCAGTAGCTCCAAGAGTAAGATATCCATCAACAATAAACCATCCGTTATAAGTGTGGTAATTATCTGCATTACCAGAATCAATCTTTTTAGATGGGGTTGAGTATATAGGACTATATGCATATTCTATCTCGATACCATTAGCTACTGCAGTTAATGGACTTTTCCAAGTACCTGCACCAGTTGGGAGATCTATGCTAGGAGCAGTTAATGTCTGCCCGTCCTGTACAGAGGCTGCATCTCTTTCAATTACAGAAAGTTGATTGCCTCTTATTTGATATGCGTATTCTTTTAATGCTGCCATTTATACTCCATCTGCATCTTCTATTATTGGATTGCCAACCATCCTAGGTATACTTCTATACTCATCTTTACTGTTATGATGATTCTTACATCTTATATCAATAGCCTTAACCATATTATTAGGTAAATTATAATATCTTTGATCTTTTATGATATCAATCCTGGCAGTAGTAATATGAGTTTCTGCTATTACATTAATCTCTTCTAGTCCATCTTTAATATATGCAATAGCTCTACCAGTTTCATTCATTCCAACTCTCTCCATCAATTCTTGTACTTTCATTATCTATCTCCCTGTTGTTGAGGTTGAGGGGCACTTCCTGGAAAGGAAGACATATAATCCTGCTTTAATGATATAGCCCTTGATTGATACCATTGGTATTCTGCTGCGAATTGTTGCATTTCTGCACCTAAACTTGCAACTCTTGCACTACCTAATTCTAAATCTTCTTGAGTCTCTATTGCTGTTTTTATAAATTTCCAGTCATCCGTAACGGTAGATTGATCACTATATGCTGGTATACTAGCATGCATAGCTGATAACTTAGTTTCTATACATTTTATAGCTGCATATATTGATACTAAATGTATCTTATTATTTGGGAAAAATTTTATATCTGAATGTGCATGTGTTAATGCTGCACCATTAGTCTCATCCGTTGGAACATTATTAACATAATAAACCTTATATCCATCATTGGTATCATCTGGTACTGGATAAACATTAATCTTATTATTGTCTGAAATCATATATACAGGATTGTATATAGATGCAAAATCTAAACTATCAGGATCTACTACTCTAGATTGCAATGCAGGGACTATTAATTTACAGGCTCTCCATGCTGGAGATCCATCAGAAGACCCATCAGAAGTAGCCTCTCTCAATACACTTAATATTCTAGCTCCACCTAAATCTAACCCCCCATTAGAATCTATTATTGCAGATTCCCTTTGAAAGTTTTGTACCTCTGCTGGCATAGCAGTGAGACACTTTTCAGTGACGTCTAATACCCCATCCTTTAGAAATTGATCTAATTGAGCATCCGTAGGGGTTGTACTACCACTTAAAGTAGCCCCTATATTTGTCAATGCATGTACTTGTGCTTCGAATGTTGCCATATTGTCCCTTTAATAAGACCCACCCCCCCCTGGGGAGAGAATATCCACAGGTGAGGGGGGCGAATCTATTTGTTTTACTATTTAAGCCTCAGCGGCCCATATACCAGTTGAAGCAGTAACATACCAATCAGTACCATCTGAAACCAAGGTAACAGCGTCACCTTTAATTGAAGTTCCTTTAGTATTGATTAGATCCTTATTAACAACTCCACCTAAATCAACAACAGAACCAGAAAGGGTAATAGTACCCCAGATTGAATCTGTTGCTTGAGGTGAAAGAGTAATAATATTGTTACCATCAGCACCCGTGTTTACAAACGTAAACTTGAGTCCTGCTTCGCAAGCTGGTAGAGTAATTACTAAAGCATCAGTAGCTACAGTAAGAACTTTACCACTATCACCGGCACCTAAGGTAGAAGAAGCTGTTATTGACTGGACATAATTTTCATTCCATCCAGCTTTTGCGCCTAACTTAGCCATCAGTTACCTCCTTAAGATGCGTTAATGATTGCTATTGCATCTGGATCAGTACCGTCACTTATTAAGGCTCCACTAACCATCCAGGCATCAGAATCTAAACAGATCAATTCAACCACATCTCCAGCTTTACCACCCATAGTGTTACTATCGTGTGTAAAGTCTAAAGTATCATAACTAGCTACTGTAGCAATAGCTGTAGCATGATCAATAGATTGAGCACTAGACTTAGTCTTAGTAGTTGAATTAACAATTATCGTACCAAAGAAGCAGTCACCAGCAGTTGCTAATATCTTGCATCCTGCAGTAGTATCAATTCCAAATACGACTTTGTATTGAAGTCCTGCTACTGCTGGAGGCAATTGAATAACTCCATCAGCATCATTTAGAAAGATAAGTGATCCTGAATCATTAGCTGAAACAGTAGATGTACCTGCTGCTGGTTTCAAAACATTCGTTTTGCCTACACCAAATACATTAGCATCATCATCGAACTTATTTTGTCCATACATTGGATTTGCCATAATCAGACCTCCTAAGCTGTCCAAACAGCATGTGATTCAGGCATTTCCCACTGCATACCGGCTTCGGTAAGAATGAGATCTACTCTGCGATCAATTCCGCTGTTTTCTAATGTTTGAACACCAACGTACACAGATGTGTCACGATTAATGCCGTTACCTACGAGTGGACGATACTTGCAGTTACTCATATTAACACCTAATAATTTAATATTAGTTCCATCTAAATGGATGTTACGAGCTACGTTCATATCTCCGTAAGGTGTAGAAATTGTAGTAATATCAATTCCCATAACCTTCTTTTTGCCTGTGATCGCCATATCGGCACGATAGTTAGATGACATTTCAAGATTGTTCTTGAAGAATCCACCTAATTTATGTAGCCAGTTAAATACTGCAGTGCTACAGAAAAATACTGTACCAGAAGCATTATTATAACGTGGGTCCATATAACTAGACATATCATCAAGGAAATCATCTGCAGTCTTTGTGTCAACATCTAATGAAAATTTATTTCCATAGTTAACTACAAAATCAACAGCGCCTTGAGTGTACTGAACACCATCACCATCAACATATTGAGAACCAAATAACAAAGATTGCTCAATGTCAAATTTATGCTCAATAAGTTTTTCACGCCAAATACGTGACCATTCATTCTGCTCATATTTGAGAGAAGTGGCACGCATTGTGTTGGTCATAGCCATAGCTGTCTTCCAGATTTGGGTTTGCCCATAACCTGTACCATAAGGCTGATCTTTCCATGTTTCAGGATAACCAGATCCTTCAGAATGTGCTGAACCAACTACATAACATCTCTTAGGTTCTAAGTATTCTGAAATACTTTTACTAGAGATATCAATAGCATCAAGTGCATTGTTATGATCACTAAATGAAGTAAATTCGAAAGCAGCTGCCTCGCCTTTAACAACCTTAGTTTTAATAACTGCATGAGTACTATATGATGAAGTATCTACACTGACAATCTTACATACAAGATAGTTCTCTGCTGCTGTTGATTTATCTGCATCTGCATCAAGCCATGATGTTGTAGCTACTGTTGTGTTATAAGGAACCTTAACCAATTGTCCTGGAAGGAAAAAAGATGGTTGAGTTCCTGCCATACCAACAGTAATATCTGCACTGGTTTGACCTTGTACATTTTGGATGTTACCTTCTGATTTATAATCAGTGGCCATTGCAAAATATGCGTCATCACCTGCTTCAGCAGCAGTAGCTGCTACAGCTGCATCAGTTCCAGCTAATGCTAGAGCTCCTGATGTTGCACTATAGTTAGTTACATAAGCATAACGCTTATGCCATGAACCACGCTTCTCTGTAAACTTAAAAGCTGGATCATCTGTGGCCGTTTTAGAGACCTTGCTTACGAACCGAAAAAAAGGATCTTGTGATAAATTGAGTTCTGACACTCTGTCACCGAAATTAAACTTTCTGCGCAGAGCACCTGTATCTAAACCATCACCATCACGAACACTCCCGGCAGTTGCACCAAGGGCGTTATCGCCTGAGATCCCAGTTAACAGACCATTTTCAAAAATATCTGCCATTACTGACTCCTATTTATCTCTCTCGCATCTGCCTACAAGGCCTTTGAGTAGAGAAATTAGACTATATTTGAATAGACTGTCTATCCAAATAACTCATCAGCCCCACCTTGGCCTAACATATCATCAAAGATTTGATCATCCTGTGATACATCAGCTCTAGGGCTGTTTACGTTAGCAGTCGTAGCGGGCATACTTTTCACGTTCTTTGCTTGACTCATCATATCTCTACGTGTAGATCTTGCAACTTTAGCTGCATTTCTATCTTTGTTTAGAATATAATAAATATCATCAAGTGACATGTTTCGTGTTTTAGCCTTTTCCATCATGGAGTTAAATTGCTCCTGATTCATTTTATGCTTTCGCATAAATACAGCTGTTTCACGCTGTCTTGCAGTTGCAGCATCCTGCTTAGCAGATTGCTGTTTTTCATGCTGCATTAAATGTGAAACCTTTTTATTCACGACCTTATCTACTTGAGCATTGAATACTTTTGCTGAAGAGGAATCTGGGTCATTTAGAGCTTCATCATGATCGTACGTGAAGTCTTCTCCAAGTCCAAGTTCTTCTTTAACGTTTTTAGATGGTGTTCCACCATTCTGTAAGTATCCACGAACGTGATTTACTAGTCCGCTGTCTTGCTTCATCGCATTGAGAAGTGGTACAAAAGGTGTAAGCTCATTAAGCTCTTCCTTGATCCTAGTAGCCTCTCTACTGGAATCGCTGTATCTCTTCTGCCAATCAACATTCGTATTTTGAGTGCCCTTAGTTGCGGGTCGGGTTACCATTTTTGGTGCCACCGGCTGAGGGGTTGTCTCTGATGGTTGATCTATAATTGACCCATTAACCTGTTGGTCTAATGAGTCGAAAAAATCCGAAGTGCCAGTGTTAACTGAGTTACTTTGGTCTTTGTCTTTTGACATAATCTCTCCTATCGATTATTTTTTGTTGTTGTTTTCTGATTTAATGCGTTGAATCTCAGAATCTATATGCATTCCAAGCTTCTTATTCGCAATTTCGTTTTTCAATTTTTTATCGCTCATCAATAATTTATTCTGAGCTTTAGCTTCGTTAAGCTGCTTATCCATGCCTGCATTAATTTGATTGCGCTTTTTATCCACTTCAACAGAAGCTTGCATAACCTTGTTTTTAATACCTGCTTGAACAAGTTGACGTTCAAGAGTTTCAATAGTACCTTCAGCGTTTTTAACTTGTTCTTCCATACCAGATATTTGTCCTTGTAATTCAGAGTACATAGATTTGCGCTCTACTAATTCCTCTTTATTCCTAATATCAGTTTCAGCCAACAATGCTATATCATCTATAACACCAAGTTGCATTAACTCTTTTAATTCTGCTAAATATGCCCACCTGTTTATAGGCAATGTAGATCCTGGAACAATACGTACATCAAATTGAGCTGAAGCATAATCATTCCACTTACCAATCTCTTCACCTAAATCATTATACATTGGTACGTTTATTTCTACCTGTTTTTGATCTTGTATTGCATTTGGTTGAACTATTCTAAATACTTTATTGGCAGTATAAACAGTTCTTGTATATTCAGACATAGCCACACCTAATTGCTTTAATGCTGGTTCAATAGCATTTGCTAGCCATTGTTTTACTCTTCTTGTGCCATATTCATCCGTTGCAAGCATACCTTTATAAGTATCATGCTGAGAACTTGTATCCCCCTGCATTGCACCAAATATACCTGCTAAATACTCCATATCCTGCTTACCTTCTTGCACTATACTAAAAAATGCATTAGATAAAGGAGCTGGCTGTATAGCCGTTGGAGCAACAGCACCAGGCCTAATAGGTAATAATGCTCCTGGAGAACTTGAATATTTTTCCCAATAATCTGTATCTATACTACCCTCTTCATGCATCCATCTTAAGCTTGAGCCTAATGATGCATTATGTAGCATAACCTGGTGAGCTTTATTCATCTCTCTTTGCTTGCCTATTAATGGGCTTACAGCAGAAACAGGGAATGGAGTTCCTGTCCATTTATAGTGGAATGGTACTATTGGATATTGTGTAATTGTTTCTGGCAACACTTTTTCATATAAGGTTTGATTACCAATAATTAAAGTTTGCTTAATCCTAGTCCCATGAAATGGTATAACATCTACAATCAAGGTACTTAATAGTGGATCCTTTACCATGATATCAAATTCTGTTTTAGTAACAACACTGTTTTCTATTTTTGATGCTTTCGCTTCCATGTCAGATATTAATTGTTGTTGGGCTCCATCTAATTGAGCCTTTGCATCCTCTTGAGCTTTCTTCATTTCAAGCTCAAATCTTTCTTGTATCATCTCTCCAGATTCTACTAGTCTAGTATATTCAAGCTCAGTTTCCTTCAGCTTGACCACCAGCTCTTCTCCCATATCCTTAATCGTTACAGCAACTTGCTCTTGTATTTGAGCAATTTCCTCCTCATTTGGTGGGACGCTATGGAATATATTAACATAAGCCACTTTAACTTTTTCATATACTTCAAATAGCTCTAATAACTTGCCGTGATCTCCAGTTTCAGGATCAACAGTTTCTGTTTCTGATATATCCTTATATGTAAAATCTTTTTGCATATTGCCTTGAGACTTTTCTGTATAAGTATAATCAACATTTTGATCCGAAGAAGCTTTTTTAATTTTCTTTTTATCGCCAGGGAATAATGTCATCAAATGATCTTCTGGCAATACTTTTCTAACCATAATAAATGAGGCATCTCTAAATAGCATGTCTCTTGACTTAGGATCTACATAAACATCAAATGGTTCTGGCTGACTAACTTTAACATCACCCATACCTTGATCTGAATCAGGATCAACACTAAGCATTAAATAGCCTAAAGATTTAGTTATAGAATCATTAATAGCATTAGCATATAGAGTGCTGCCATCAGATTGATACCAAACATAATCAGATATATCTGAAAAAACAGCCGCTGTATTAATATCACTTCCCTCAGCTCCTACTGCTTGCCATCTAGGATCATTAGCTGTAGCATAATAATTTAGCATTTCTACTACAGGCATAATTCTATTAATAGTAAATGTAGGCATGCCTTGCTCTTCCAACGCAAGCCGTTCACTTTCAGTTAATTGATTATCATTAGCAAAATCAAACCCTTTTTGGTTAATATACTCCCATTGTGTTCTTGTGCGAGAATTAACCTTATTGAATAATTGTCTAATCCTATCAGCTGTTTTTAGCTTCTTTGCCATATAACTCCTATGCGGTTGCTATGTACATTTCTAAATCGACTGAACCAGTATCTGCTTTAGCATCTATTTTCGTAATAGTCTCACTACTAAAATTATCTAAATCTGCATTATTATCAAACCCAACAGTAGTCCCTATTATAAAGCTTTTACCAGCTTCTAATTTATGCTGAGAGTAATGAGCATTGCCTTCAAAATGTAACAATACAAATCGAGAAGCATGCAAGTTAGTAATACGTATATACTTAACATTTGCAGATATATACGTCCCTTGCGCAACAGTAGAACCACCTGCATATATTTGTTGTTTTGCACTATGTAAAACGGTTACTAAACGCTTATCAACCCCATTAATACCAGTTACTGATAATGCATTTTTTGCCCCATAGTTGCTTCCGTTCAAGGTAATTGCTTCTGTGATATTTACTTTTAATGTCGCCATATTACCCCTTAGTCCAATATGCAAATTCACATTGCACTTCACTAGCATGAGCTACTTGAAGTTGAATGCCAGTACTAGCGCCAGCTTTATTCGCAGGGAAAAAAGCCCATTCACCAGCAGCCAAGCGACATATAGCTACATCTGCTGTATCTTCTATATCTACTAATTGTGCTGTTGCGGTAGAACCATCTGTTGTTCCTGTGTGCCTAACAAATAAATATGTTACAGCTGTACCAGCCGGAACTATTATATGGTTACCACCTGTAGCAGTTACATTTAATTTAGATAATCCTGCTGATGGGACTGTTACTGTTAAGCTATCAGTGACTGTCATGTTTAAAACGTCACTAGTAGCATCCGAGCTAGCTAGTGTTAATGTTGGTGTTAGTGTTGCCATATATTAATCCTTTATCTCAAAATGTGGAAAATCGTCAAATTTATTATCCATTACTTGCCAGTCTTGGTCCCAGTCCCCACCCCAGCGAAGCACAATACCCATCCCACGAGCCACCCCAAGCACAAACCCTGCAAAAAGAGTTTGACGCTCTCTGTCATCCCAGTCGACGGGATAAGGTGTGATATCAACAGCACGACTAGGCAACTTATTATGCCTACCATCAGGGAACCGTACTTTGCTTTTTCCTTCGTCATAGAACTTATCCTGTCTTTCTTTGCC